ATTTCCTCAACAGATACTGCCCTTGCATTGTCACTCTCACGAGATGCAACCGATTTGTTCATCAATTTGAAGGTCATTGGAAGCATTGCTTCAGTCAATGTATAATACTTCAAACACGGTGCGATGTATGAATCCAAAAGGGTAGTATTCAACTGGGTTAATGTTCCAGCGAATGCCTGTACTTGCAACTCATTGTAAATGCCTGAACCAATCACATCACGGATGTAGATTTCTTGAGCTTCTTTGATTGCTGACTTCAACAATTTATCGTCAACGTTGTCATTCAAAGGCGTGTTCGACTTCAAATAAGTGGTTGAAATGAAATATACAAAATTGGTCATCGTTTGATCCTCCTTAATAATTGTTGCACCCAAATATGTCTGCACTGTGGCGTGTTCACATCCAAGACGGGGTTGTGATACCAACCACCTCTCCGCTTCCATACATCGTAACCCAATTGGGTTGACATCGCATTGATATCCTCCCTTGAATATACACGGTTGCTTCCATCAATTTGACGGCAGAAATCTCTTGAACCTGGAATAATCATTGGTCCATCAATACCAGCAGCCAATCCGTATTTGTAACGAACCACAATTTCAGTTTGCAATCTCTTCACCTCTTCAACTCCTTTCGGGGTTGTTTCTAATCCGTCCTCGTATGATTTGATCAACTCCGCTTTGGCAAGTTTAGCAATGGCATCTGCGACAACCTTTGCATCCAACTTGGTGATGTTCACAATGTCTCCAACTTGAAGACCTTTATTCTCTTTCAACACATTCAAGATGGCAGTTTCAACGGCATCCACAAATTCAAACTTGTACGCTTCAAAGTTGTCTGCACTCTCTCCGTATTGTTGAAATACCTTGATGTCTCTTTCATCATCCCATCCAAAAGGATTTTGTTTTGATAGGGCAACATTCAAAGGTTCTTCAATCTCATCAAATCCCAACTCTTTTCTTGCTTCGTTTCTGTCAATGATTCCAGCGGTAAACAAAGCCTGATAATCCAAACCGATTGGTGGCTTATTGATGGTTTCTAAACGAACTGATGCGATAGGTTCAAGCAAGTAAGCAAAGGTATCATCAATCTTTTGTTGACGGGGTTCAATGTAGGCGTGATGAAACATCTCATAGGCTTCAATCAACTCACTACGACCACCCAATTGTCCCTCTACACGAACTCCAAACAACATTGGAGAGTTCACCTTGTGTGCAACAAATATCTCTTGTTGTACGGTCTTATTTAACAAGTCAAATTGCTTGTCAAAATCCGATGGTTGAAGGTTGTTGATGACTGATTCCTTCTCTGTTGGATCGTTGTATTGGATAATTAACCCACCGGCATTGTCTGTGCCTTGATAACTTTCCTTGAATCTACGTGCGGTTGCCCTAGCTTCTTCGGCAGAGGGGTACCCCTTGAAGAGCTGAATATGGGTTTGTGCCGTGAATCCGTTCTTGATGCTATTTAAATAATAGTTGGAAATCTCGGTGTCAACCTCAATGTATTTCAACGCACCTACATAATCAGGCAAAGGATATTCGCCTTGACCGGGACGGTAAAATTGACAATAATATATTTGCTTGGATTCCCTTGTGATTGGGTTGTAAGGTTGATAGTGGATTTTCTCCGCTTTGCTATCTGTCCAGTCAGCACAATACACGAAATCACCTTCAAGACCTTTGCGGACATTCTTGAAAGGGATGTGATAGAATTCCGAAGGTGCGGTTTTTGCCTTGTTCCAAATCACCTCAACTGCAAAACCATTGAACAACTCCGCATCATAAGCAACTTTTGCTTTGAGTTCTTCGTAGGTCTCGTAGGCGTTTATATTTTTGAGTTTGGCTTGGGCTTTTGCAATGTCCTCCGTGTTTGAACCAAATACCTCCGTGCCGATTCCAGCAACATAGGATGCTTTTGCAGAAACGATGGCATTGTGCTTGGGTGATTTATTGAATAACTCAATTAGAAAATCAGGATAGAGATTGTCAGCACCAAATGTCACGAATCCCTTTGCTTTGTTTTCTTTGAACACGGGAAGTTTGTTGTCGTGAAAATTCAATCTTTGGAATATCATCTCTATCAAATAGCAATCAATCTTTTTTGTTTGAGAACTTGTCTATTGATGTGAATCCAAGACAAGCAATCACGATGAATTCCACCGCAGTCACCAACTCTGGAGAAGGTACGATATCAGCAGGGCTAAGAGAATTATGAGCCATTGTAGCAAACAAAACAAAAGCACCGATAATGCCCACAAATCGTTTTGATGACATCTCTCCTTTGTCACCCGTGAATATTTCTAAAAGTTTTTTCATAAATCTTTGCTTTCTAATAGTGTGTAAGTGAATGAATTGCCGTGCAATGTGGCAGCCTTCTTGACTAAAGCCATAAACTCGTCAAAATCTGCTGACTTTTTGAACACCTGACAACCCTCACTCCAATTCTCAACATAGGTTGAATCTGCACCAGCCTTGTGGATGTTGATTCCGTAGATACCTTCGGTGATCAACTTGGTGTCGTAGGTCATATCCTTGTTGGCATCTCTGTAAACCTTCACTGGTTTGGCTTGTTTTAACGCTTCGTATTTGCCTTGATGCAATCCGATTGCGTGACTTCCACGATATTGTCCGGGAACTAAACGAGCAACGCCTTGTGCATTGTGAAATTCCTTCACTCCCTTTGTGCCGGGATCGGTTGTCGCAGACCATTTCTTAAAATGCCACACATCACCGATTTTGTAACTCACGGTTAACAAGTCATCAAAGACATTTGTCACTTTGCTTCCAGTATCCGAATTGCGAATCCCAATGATGTTCAAGTTGTAATCACCTGATTCAAAGAACTTGTAGTTCTTCACCTTCATTGCTTGTTTGATTTTGTCTATCATTTGCCTTGTCCTTTATATGGTTTGGAACTCTTATGCTTGTTCTTGTGCTTGGTATGTCTGCCCAATTTGTTTTTGGGTTTAGAACGGAATGATGTAATGTTTACTTTTGTTGCCATAAGTACATTCTAAAATAGTCAAACTCTTCCTTTCCACCTTCGGAAAGATAGTTCAAATACGCATCATAGATCTTCCCTTTGAACTCAATCGGTGTGGTGGTGGTATCTAATCCAGCACCTACCATCTTCACGGCATACACCTCCATTTGGTCTTGAACAACTTGCATCTGTACAACCACGGCTTCCGCTTTTTTTTCAGCATTCACCACCGCTTCTTTCAATTGCTCTTTCTCAACCACTTTTGCTTCAACCAATTTCTCACCGATCTCGTGTGCTTGTTTAGTGGCTTGTCCAACGGCTTGTGTATTCTGCTGAATCTTCTTCAACAACGCATCAATGTCACTAACTGGCTTGGGTTCAGTTGCCCAAGATTCGGTGAACAAATAACCACCGATGAAAGCGAATGCAAAAATGATCAACAATCTCATAGTTTCTTCATTGAATTAATGATGCGTAGTTCAGTAATGGCTGCCGACAATGCAGAATCTGCCGTCTTCAATGCCTTATATGCTTGTTTCTGTTCTGCTCGTAGGACTGCCATCTCTTTGCGACATTCGTCAATCTGTTGTTGATTGCCCGAACGCAAGTCCATATACAAATAACTAACAGCCAAAAGCATACAAAAAGCCACGGCAGCAACTGGGTTTTTACGAAATTGGTCAAACGAGACGGGAAGGGCATTGGGTTTTACTTTCGGTGTTGTCATAATGGGAATGGTGGGGTTACAACTTCAAATTCTGTTGGCGTTCCGAGTATTGGTGTGAGTGATTCATCAAAAACAATGTACCAAAATTGCGGGGTGTTCAATTCTGCAAACTGATAGTCAACCCAATTTTGAGTTACATCATCAGGGGCAACGGGAATGCCGTAGTAAGTATTTACGCTTTCACGGGCATTGATTGCTTCGGTTTCGGTTGTGTATTTGTAGCCTAACATTAGTAAATTGTATAAAAGTCGTTAATGTTTGTGTTAATGCCTGTATTGTTGCTCGATTGATTTGTTTCATAAATAATTACTTCAGATATACCACCAGCAAATAACACACCGAAAGAATTTGCCCCAATAAAGGATGTTGCACTATTAGTATTAGATGTATTTCCAGAAGTTTGAAATGCACCGCTTTTTTGTGTTGTAGTATTGTTAACATACACATCTAATTGTGCATTTGCATAATTAAAAAACGCCCCTAATATACCTTCTTGAGTAACATTTGTTGAATTTACGAATTGATAACCATCTGTATCAAGTCTTCTGCCACCCGCTTCAACATTTGCACTTGACCGTCCAAAAATACTTGCTCTTGATGTACCCGCACCAGTACTAG